AGTCAGATTACGGCCAAGTAATGACCAATGAATCTTAATAGGAGAAACCAAAATGAACCTTACGCATACACATGAATTCTTGATCACCCACATCACCGACACTGGCACAGGCTTTGGCGTGCGCACCGACAACGGCGAGAGCGTACATATTTCGCCGCGTTTATTGCAGCAAGCCCACGCAAACCTTGATGACATCTGCATCGGTATTATCGTGCAAAACTCCGTCGAGGATCAGCGTCATCGCACGCCGTGGGTTGCCGCATATGTGCAGGAGCGCCGCGCAGCGCGTGACGTTCTGGGCTTGGCGACTGACGTGCCAGCAGAGGCCGTACAAGCTCCCACCGAGGAGCCTAAGCAGGTTGATTGGGCTGACGTCCAGCGGAAGATCATTTCGATGCTCCAGAGCGATGACGTCACCTACTGCGAAACGGCAGACATCGCTGACGTCGTTGGCGTTGAGCCGCGCAAGCTTTCACAGCATCTCGAAAACATGCACGCACGCGGCGAGATATGCCGAGCGCATGTAAACCAGCGCGCAAACCAACAGCGCGCAACCTTGGTGCTGTGGAGCATCAACGCGGATGTGTACAAATGATCTGCACGACCTGTGACGGAACCGGCTTCATCGAGCTGCCGAGTTTCGTCAACACGCCGGACAGCGATGCATGGACAACGGTGCGCTGCCCAGAATGCCAAGACGAAGATGACTTCGATTGGCGAAATGAAGAGGAGGAAGAGTAATGACTAAGCAAGAAAATATTATTTCGATTGTATCCGAGGCCGTAGAAAAGGCTTGGGAAGGATCAAGCAGCGCGAAGGAAGCATCAGAGAAATATCTGGTTATGCTTGAGCAAGACGATGTTTTGCGCGAAGAGGCTACACGCCGCCACTTGGAGCGCATCGCATATTTGGATGTTGTTGCGCAGCCCAGAGGCTACCGCGCGCGACTTAAACGTGCAGCGCATCAAGTTGTGCTGAGCAAGGGCGAGACGTCAACGCCAGCCGTGTCGCTGAAGAACATGGCACCCGCATATGCCAAGGATATGTTTGAGCGTTGGCTGTTGCCGAATACCGGCATCTGTTTGGGCGATGCAACAGGCGAGGATCTTGAGCAAGCGATTATGCACGAGACATCCCGCAGCAAGCACCATGAGGGGCAGCGCAGCTTCTATTCTGCCATCAAGGCCCGCGTCACTGATGATAAAGTCGTCAGAGATGTTTGGAATATCAGCGAAGTCAAAGCTGAGTATGAGCAGGCTTTGGTAGAATAATGTTTAACAGGGGGCCGTGGGAGCCACGCAGAAATGCCAAGTGATCTGCGCCCCCACCTTACAACAGGGGGTCGTGGGAACTGCGCAGAAATGCCAAAGTCACACCGCCCCCGCCTTATTTTGGTGCCACCTCAAGGCCGCAGAAATGTCATCTCTTGGTCGCGCCAATGGGAAGGGTCACAAGCGCCATGCAGCAATGCCGATTAGCTATCACCCTTCCCAACCATTCAACAGGGGGTCAAGCACATAGCGCAGAAATGCCATCCTTCAATCACCCCCACCTTACAACAGGGAGCCACGCAAATGACGCAGAAATGCCAAGAAGCTCGCGCTCCCGATTTATTTGGTGCCGCTCAGCGCGCGCAGAGATGCCACTCTACTGGCGCACCAACAACCAGAGGCCACTCAAGTTACGCAGAAATGTCATTCTGCCTCCGCCTCGCACAAAACAAGGAGATCCATTATGGATAAACGTTACGAAGACCCAACCATTGCCAAGATATATCTGACTTGGCGCAACAGGCAGAACATGGTTCGCGCTGAAGCAAAGCTGGTGTTGCAGATTAAAGCAATCTGCCGCAGCTTTCGTGACGGCGAAATCAAGGAAGCCAATAAGCTGTTCGCTCAACTGAAGAGGGGCGAAGGCACAATAGACGAATATGCCGCCACAAAGCCACTATTCGAAGCAAGGCAGCCGCTCTTAGAAAGCCGCGCCGAGTTTGAAAAGTGGCTTGTGGGGCTGGCAAAGGAGCTGCCAGTATCAACGTTTGTCGATAAGGTAAAAGGCTTTGGCCATCTGGGCTTGGCTGGCATTGTTGGCGAGGTGGGCGACTTTATGAAATACGAAAAGGAGCTTGACGGTATATACAAGCGCGCTGGGCTTGCCGTGATAGATGGCCAGAGGCAGCGCAAGTGCAGCAATGCGGAGATGGCATTGGCGCATGGATATAGCCCGTCACGCCATTCGGTATTCTGGACGATTGGCGACAGCCTGCTTAAGAGCCAAGGCAAAGAAGAAAACGCTGGCCCGTATCGCAGGATATATGACACGCGCAAAACGCTTGAGCGTGAGCGTGTAGATAGCGATGGCCACGCTCATAATCGTGCAATGCGATACATGACAAAGAAGCTGGTGCGTGATTTATTTGTAGAATGGAAAGCAGCATGATTAAAACAACATGGGTTGCCCTGATGGTATTTTCATCGCCATACGAATGCGCAGACTTTATTGAAAAATATGAGGCAAATTTATACGGGCCGGTGCAATGCGTTATCCAGCGAGAAAAATCAAACACCGTTCGCCCTAAGCGCAAGCCAACACAGGAGAATGAAAATGGCTAAATGGGATTTATCAAAACTGGAAGACTGCGCCAGCGTTGGCTCGCATATCGACGAGGACAGCAGTACGCCGACGCAGCCAACGCCGCTGATGTTGGTCATGTCGATCAGGCGCAAGGCAGACATAATGCGGATGGACGCGGGGCGTGGCCCCGAGCGCCTGACGATCAAGCAGCGCGCCGAAGAGATTATGGCGCTCTGCGAGATGCTGGAGAAAAAGCTATGACGGAAAGCCTAACACCGCTGGAGCGCTGGAAAGAATTGGCGATCATCGAGAACGCGCGCATGAAGCGCAGGCTCATTGGGCGCGATGTTATGCACGCATATGCATATAAGCCGTGGCCGCTGGAGAAGCTGCGCAAGGAGATAAAGCGCTGCCTGAGCAGGCACAGCGAGCTGTCGGTGGGCGACTTGTGCAGCATGATCGAGCAAGACGCCGTCCATATCGACATTGGGCTGAAGACCATGCGGGAGCGGCGCACAATCGTGAAGACGTCGTTCATCGAGGGCCAGCAGCTGTACCGCCTGCGCACGCAGGAAGAGTTCGCCTTATAATGCTAATCAAGCTCACAGATAAGGATATGGCTGATTGCCGCCAAAGCGCTAATTTGCGCTCAACACTTGCGCGGGCCGGTGGCATTGTAAATCAGCAGCGTGATGTACGCAGCGGCGTTGATCTGGATTTCCTTGGCATACGCTCAGAGATTGCTGTCGCCAAGCTTTATGACGTTTCATATAACCCCAACACGCTGGGCGTAGATGACGGCGTTGATCTTTGGCTTGGCGAAATAAGCATAGACGTGAAGTCTACGTTCTACCCGACAGGCCAGCTTCTGTTTAAATCGCTTGAAGCATTTAAGTCACGCGCTGCCGTGCTTGTGACAAAGACAGATGACGAAAATGTGATGGATGTTGCTGGCTGCATATCACGTAAGGCATTTGTCGAAAAAGCAATGCAAACTGACTTAGGCAGGGGCAAGTGCTTTGTTATGCCGCAAGATCAGCTATGGGGCGTTGAGGAGCTTTGGCGGTCATATAAGTGCGAGCAACTTTGCCCGTAGTAACATTATGATATTTATAGTATATTCCGTCTGTGGCCAACAGCATCAACGTCGGACGTGCTGGCGAGTTTCTCGTCGCCGCCGAACTTGAGCAGCGCGGGATACGCTGCCATCGAGTAGACATGCAGGACGATGACCTATGGGTTAAGTCGGCCACTGGTGAGCTGTTGACCATGCAGGTCAAGGCGACCCTTGAGCCACGCGGTGATCGTGAGCGTAAGCCGTGCTACATGTTCACACGCGCAAACGGCGATGCGCAAATATTTGCGTATGTGGCGCTGGATATACGATTGTTTATACTGCGCACCGCGCCAAGCGGCAAAACTGTACGCATAAAGCCTGCCGATTTTACGCGGCAGGCTATGGATGACAGCATTGAGGCTATGCTAGGTTAGCCAGTTAAATGCTTGGCGTGTGCGCTCGGCTCGGTCATCCAGACCATGATAGCCGCCGTTGACGCGCTTGGTTATAAGCTTGATCGTTTCGTCGTTTACGCCGCCCGCAGCGATATTGAACAAACCGTTTTTATCGAAGAACCACATGGCTGTTTCAAGCGCGTAATCTTCCTCAACCAGCGACGGGTCTGTCAGCACCTCCGGCAAACGCATGTCATGCGCAAATGATTTATAGTTATCTTTGCCGGTAAGCTGTAGGAACCCGCGTCCGATAAAGTTGGCTGCGTCTTCTGGCGTTTCATTGCCCATGCGCCCGACATATACCTTGCCAGCAAGCTTAGCGCCGTTGCGGGCATATGGCTTGGCGCTATCCTCGTCGGGGAAGCGTGACGGCCAGACGCGCATCATGGCTTCTACCGAATAGTTTAGGTTTTCGCGTGTCAGCTTAAACCCGCCGCTTTCGTGGCCCGCCTGCCCAAGAAGATGCGCAGCCTTAACGCGGTCAAGCCCGTAGTGCTTCGTGATTGCACGCGCCGTATTTGGCCCATATGCGCCATCTGGCTCAACGCCAACCTTTTCCTGCAATAGCTTCAGCGCGACGCTCATTTCGCTACCCTCTTAACCTTTTCATATGATCTCATGCCCGCCAATCCGAGCATACCCGTCAACACCGGCATCATCACGCCCATGTCAGCTTGCGGCACCATGAACCCAAACCCCGCAGCTATTGGCGAGATCAGGAAGTTTACCGCCAGCCCCAAAACGCACACATAGCCGCAAAGCGGCCTCCACGACGCTTGGAACCAGTTTCCGGCTGCCTCGGCTTTGTTGACCTCTATCTGCGCCAGCATGGCCTGCTGGGCCTGCTTATCGGCAAGCGTGGCCAGCTCGTGCGCCATCTTGGCGGCGGCATCCTTGTCTTGGATGA